GAAAGCTGTAATGCTATCTACGCTGTAGAACTTCCAGAGGCCGGATAATTTCAGATCGGCCAACGGTACGCCGCCGTCATAGTAGAAAGTGCCTGCTGAGAACTCCCAGCTTCCAGCACCCATGATAGAGCTACCCCATCCGGTATCATCGCAGCTTGTGGTGTCGATCTCTTTTCCACCGATCTTCAGCTTGCCGTCGAACAGGCCAATCACCTTCTGAAAGTTGGCCTCAGATCGTCTCGCTCCGGTGACTGTGACTGCGCTTCCAGATTTTGATGTTTCGAATGTCACTGAGCCACGGAGGTAGTTCACGGCGAATCCTGTAGTGACGGCAGTTCCATCTACTTTCACCGTCAATGCCATGTCCTCATCCCAATAGCGAGAACCGGATGCCGCCTGGAATGTGAGGTGATCCCCAGAATCCGAGAGCGCCAGGTTCGTGAATGCGACGGAGACCGCGTCGGGATCATCCCTATAGAGAGCGGCAGATAGGCCGCTCACTGCTGATGTCATAGATCAGCCTCAGGTTAGCTCTGTTACAGCGCCGCTGCCCTTTATGGACCAATCGGCTTTTTGCTGGGTGTTGGCTCCTGCAAGAGTCAGGCTGCCAGAAGTCACATGAGCTGCTCCAGAGAAGCCCTTCGGGCTGGCTGTTGGAGTGCCAGACTGCAGAGCCTTCACGTAGATAGTACTGCGAGCCAGAATAGCGGCCTTGATGATTGCATAACCTGCATCAGTCAGGATCAGGTTGTTACTGGCGGATATGTCCCAGCTCCCGGCACCCATTATAGAGCTGCCCCATCCGGCATCATCGACGTTGGATGTATCGATTTCTTTGCCATCGATCTTGATCTTGGCGTCGGAGACCTCAGCCAACTTTACGAATGTGCCGTTACTAGTGGCGCATACCCACAGAGTTCCGGACATGCCGGAAGTTGCGTTAGTCATTCTTGAACCATCTCCTATATTTTAGCCGCTAAACGCGGTTTATAATAAACTATGAAAACCATTATTAGAAAAAATAGCAGTTAGATAAAAATTACTCACCTCGTATGGTAAGGCGCCCGACCGGGATTGTTACCACGAGTGACTTCAGATCACCCGGATTAGCGATGATTTCATATCGAGTTGTTATCATTGATACATCAAAATTATTCAGAAGTATTTTTTCACCGCCTGACTTCTTCCGGATGATTTCAACGTCTATGGGACCCTTGAATTGAGGCTCTACTATCATATTATGCTCCCTTTACTATCTCGAAATTCTGATAGAATATCGTCCGGCCCCTACCGTCCACTTCCAGTTTGCATGGAACGCCCCTGGCTTGGATGGTGAGATACTTATGGGCACTCAGAGTCACATCATGCTGAGCATGGAGAGCCGTATCTACTGCCTCCGCTTTCGTTTGTGCTGCGCTGTATGTAGCTGCTCTGACCTCTACGTGCAGCTCCGGATATTGCAGGTCACAGAAGAGGGACTTTGGCCTGCCAGGCCTGGCGTAGAGGCATATGCAGAGATCTGGTGTGTCTGGCATCTCGGAGATGTAGATCGTCCTGGTCGAGCTGGTGCCAGGGTAGACGCCGACGCTCTGTGCATTCAGATATGCTGCCAGATCCTCAAGGAACGACATCCTGCATACTCCGCTTCACGTCTTCCGCTGAGAAATAGATCTCTCTGATCTCAGATGAGTTGAAAAGAATCACTTCGCCCTTGTCGTTGCTGTATTGAACCGTTGTGGGACTCTTCAATACTTCTTTCCAGGTCGCAACATCATAAGAGTCGTCTTCGATCACAGTTCCAGATTTCAGTATCAGCTTCATGCGTGCACGAACCCCGCTGCTATTGCCCAACCCATGACAAGAACGCCTGCTCCGATCAGGACCATTTCTGCATAGTCATGCATCTTCAGGCGGTCAATTTCATCTTCATGACGATCGATCTGCTTGCATTTGTTACAGATCTCGCTTTCCATTTTTCGTGTGCGTTCATCGATCCGGGCCACCATTGCCTCAAGGGAGTCTGGCATGGCCAGCTCCCTAAAGCCCCAGATCGACCTTCAGGCCCTTGATCTCTGTTTGAAGGGCCGTGGCCTTCTGCTTGATGCCAGCCAGCTCATCGTCTGTGACTCTGTCATCCGCCTGAGCGGAGGAGATAGCTACCAGAAGCTCCGAGACGCCATTGAGGATCTTTACGATCCTTGCCACGGCAGTTACGGCCTTCCCGCGCATGGCCAGGACACCAGCTCCACCCAGAGAGACGATCAGAGCGATGAGGGATGAGATTGCGGTGGCATCAATAGCGAATTCTGTCATCTACTCCACCTCTACGGCAAAGCCCCGGTCGATCATCTCTTGGGCCTTCTCGTCATTTCTGCAGTTCACGATCTGATCCTTGTGGTAGATTTTGGTCTCCTGGGATGCCAGGAGTATGCTGTAGTCCTTTACGAACTTGATTTTCTTCATAGGTATACCAACCGATCTGCTGTTGTCGAATTGATGATTGTGATGTTTTCATTTGTGCGGTTGCTCGGCACCTCGCCCAGGACGCTCTTCTGCGAATCTGTCAGCACCGCTTCGTCCTGCACTTCAGTGTCTGCCCAGGTGCAGTAGTGGCCCATATTCGGCAGCTCTCTGAGCGAGAACATGCTCAGATTACCATCCTGAGCTGCGTAAAGCTTCGGCGTGGCCGGATCGACGTTCTGCAGGGAGATTACGCCTGGCGCGGCAACATGCCGGATCTCGTCAGATGGCATGGCCGAGGCTAGGGAGATGAAGAGAAGCATGGCAAGGAGCGCCTTCATGCCTTCCGTACCCCCTTGTGTGCCCTCATGTAGGCCAAGGCGATCTCAGGATCGAGCCCAAAAGCCCCAATATACTCCGCTTTCGTCATGTGACTGCCCTGGGCCGTGACGAAAACCTTCCCAGCCGGGCCTTCCAGCACCCCCGCGGGAAGCTGCCACTCAAAACTCGTAGGCGCGATACATCCCCCGGCCTGATCCGCCGTGCCGTCTGTTAGGGATACCACATTTACGCCGCCGCAGACCTTGCAGACGAATTCTTTAGGCGGGTTATCTGTCTCCTTTTCGGAGCCACAATTATGACATTTCAGTATTACCACAGTCTCACCTTTTTCTGATTATTATCGTGGGATTCCGGGATTCTTTGATTCGCTTGATTCTGATCTCCGCCCAATCGAGCGCTGCATCATCGAGCCCTAATGCAGTGTCGGCCATCAGCTCGTCACCTCCCATCGATTACGGTATCATTCTTTGTGGCGTCCTTTTTCTTGGCCTTTTCAGTAGCGACAACTGTGGTAAGTGCCTTGTAGTTGTCGCCGATCGTGATTTTGGGGTTGGCTGCAAGAATCAGGTCGATCTGTTCCCGAAGGGCCGCTATCTGGTCGGGTATCGATATCTGCGAATTCACCACGAGGCCAATGGCTATATCGTTGAGTTTTTTCTTACGTTCTTCAGTTACCACCATGCAATCCCTCCGATTGAGATAGCTGATTTTGCGCCGCCGTCACCAATAAATCCTTGATCGATTCTATGAATATAGGCAGTTCTTCTAATGACGTCGGTGCATCTTCTGGCAATGCGTACACTATCCTATTGGCGGTGTATCTGTATCCAATTCGCTCGCCTTCCTCTGCCCACTCTGTCAACGGCAGTTCATCCCATCTGACTAGGAGGTGGGCAAACCATGTTCCGTCTTTATCCACTAGGGCCTCTAGCAAGTACCACGGTTGCTGTTCATTCGATCTTTCTTCCATGTATTCAAAACCTCCAAATCGACACCAAGTTCTTCAGCCGCGCCAGTTAATATACAATTT